CACGCACGTCCGCCATGTCAGCGCGGACTGCTGCTACATCAGTCCGCACCTCGCGTAACAAGTCAAGCACTTGATCGGACATTACTTGACCGCCAACCGTGTCCGGGCAAGCACCCGCTCCACAGCAGCCTCTACCACAGCCGGGGGGACCTCGGTGATCTCGTCCGCCAGCGCCGCCGCCAAGCTCTCGGTCAGCTCGGCCACTAGCGCCTCACGGTGACGGTCCAGCTCCAACCGGACTGCTAGGGCGACATCCCCACCGTCAAGCTTCGCTACGAGCGCTGCGAGAAGCGCCGCCTGTTCACGACCGGCCTGTTTCGCATCAACCACATGCTTGTGGATCCAGCGGATGTAGCTGCCGACGGTCATGGACGGTGACGTGCCACTATCCGGGTCGACCTTGTCCAACCGCCGGCTAAGAAGAGCATCGACCACGTCGTTTGGTTTCACATCTGCCTCCACAGGCATCCCGGTTTCGATCCACCGCCGCCACGCCGGCCCTGGGCATTCGGTGGCTTGGCCGGGTAGCTGGCCGTGGCCCCGCACCTGGAGTTTGCGGCCGGCGCGGCGCTGCGCCTCTTCCACACACCAGCGCATCGCCTTCTTCGCCGCAGCGCTCGGTTCGATCTTGGTGGCGTCGCCGATCCAGCGCACGCCGATCCACCCGGCGTTGTGACCGGTGGCGTGGGCGCCGAGCACATCCCAACCCCGACCCTCGTACACCCGCCCCCGCTGGTCAACCAGCAGGTTATACCCGACGTCGCTCCACTTGTTCACATCCATGTGGTAGCTCTGGATCGCCGCCACCGACTGGCTCGTCGGCCCGGCCGAGTGGTGCACGGCCACACCGACCCGCTGCGACCACGGCACCGTCTGACGGCCACGCGGCGCCCGAGCCCCCCACGATTTCCGGCTGACGACCTGCACAGCCCCTACAGCTCCCTGATCGGCTGCACCAGCGCGAAGCTAGGCAGGTGCAGAACGGTCGGGTTTGCGTGAGCCACCTGCTGACCAAACTGGAACGTCACTGAACCAGAACCGTCCAAAATCAGCAGCTCCTGAATCAGATAGCTGGTTGCCGGGCTGATGTGGTTGACCTCCTGCTCTTCGGCCAGAGTCAGCTGCTGACGGTGCCGCATCGTCGTCAACTCGTGGATATTGCCGGTAGCGTCGCGGCCTGCTGACACGATCTCACGGGCCAGCAGCGACACATCGCCCGCACCGCTCCACGTCCACCGGATGCCGCCACCACCAGACGACCACCGGGCCGACAGTCGCACCGTGATGAGCCCGTCGACGGGGACGACGATGGAGCTGTCGACGACGCTGGTAGACGTCACGCTCTGATCAGCGCCCTGCCGGACGTAGCCCACCCCTGGCATCTTCCGGAAGTCGCTGGCGCGGGCAATCTGCCCAGCGCGCGGTGGCCAAGCCATACATCCTCCCTAGAGTGCCCATGGGCGCGCGTCGGCAAGGTCCACTGCCGACCCTGCTGGCGCTACCCGCGGCACGTCGCTCACTCTGGTCACGGTGATCTGCTGCACCCCACCCGCCGGCGGGTCGATCGACACCACGCGGACACGCACGCCAGCGATGAGCAGCTCGAGCGGCCCGGCCGCCGGGTCGTCCCAATCGGCCGGGTCGGTGGTCCACTCCTCGCCCTGCACCTGCAGCACAACCTGGCCCGTGCCGGTCAGGTCGGCCGGCGCGGCGAGGGTGCTCACGCCAGGGGCGTACCGACACTGGTCCCACACCGCCACCTCGTAGGGGGCTGCGGGAGCGAGGGTCGCCGCCGCGCCGAGCCGCGCGGGCGAGTAGGTCTCGACGACTCCCTGGATGATCTGCCGCACGCTGCCGGGGTGCTGCGCTGGCAGGCCGACCACATCCACCCGATCGCCGATGTCCACGGCCTGCCACGGTGCGATGAGTGCGGCGCGCACGTCCAGCGCCGGCGACACGGACGGGTACCGCGGGCCCGGCTGGGTGCCCAGCCACAGCCGCCACGTGGCCTGGTCTGGCAGCTGGTTGTCGCTGGCGAGGTTGACCTCTGCCGTGTCGGCATAGACGCCGTGCAGTGCCATTGAGTCGGGGTCGACTGCGCGCGCCTCGCCGCCGTTGGTGCGCCGCACGGAGACGTCGTTGCGCAGCCCAGCATCGTCATCTACGCCGATGAACGGGTTGACGATGTCGCCCTCGCCCGCCTCGGCGTCGAGCACGAGAGAGGCTGGGGCGTTGTACAGTGCGGCGCGAGTGACATACCGCAGCCCGGGCATGTCGCGCTGCTCGTGCAGCATGCCCATGTCGGCCGCCTCGCACTCGTGCAGCGCGTCCAGCAGCGTCCCGGTTGGCTCCGGGCCCATCGCAACCGAATCAAGGCTGGTCAACGCAAAGTGGGACAGCTGCAGCTCGCCAGTGGCGTCGAAGACCGTCTCAAGGTCCACGCGCGCGCCACCGTTGGGCCGCCCCTGGATGGCCAGCGGCCAATCCCGCGGCTCAGGGTCTCCATCTGGCCAGATCCGCGCGCGCAGGTAGGAGCCGGCAGATTGCATCCGCAGCCAGTAGCGCACACCGGTCGTGATGGTGTACGGCATCTCCACCGTGTCATCGCCTACCAGGAGCACACTCTGGGTGACGCCATCGACCACCAAGCTGGCCAGACTACGCGGGCTGACGATCAGCATCATCTGGTCCGTGCCGACCAGCTCGACGGCGGCGAGCAGGTCGACCTCGCTGCCGGGCGCGTCAACTGCTGCTGTGCCGACAGCAGGCACCCCACTAGTGGACATTGTGGCCACGCCGTCGGCGACGCTGAAATCGACGTTCACGCCGTCGGTGTCCCACTCGTAGCCGTCCGGCGTCGACCCCCACCCGGTGGCCTCGGTGCGGTCGAAGTCGTCGACCATCAGCGGCTGGCCGCGAACCTCGGCGGGAATCCCGGCCTCGGTGCACAGTCGGATGATCCGACCGGTCGCAGGCTCACCGGCCCAGCCATCCACTGGCGAGTGCCAGATCCGGTTGACACCCAGGGCCATCAGATGGCCCAGCCCGATCGGCTCAGAGTCGCCGGTCGGCGAGTCGAGCGCTGGCACCGGGCGCATGCCCAGCAGCTTGCCCACCTCGCCGGCGGGCACCGGCTCGAGGTAGCCGTCGTCGCCGGTAGCGACCGTCACAGAGCCGCCGCCGGGCTCATCCTCGGCGGCGACAACGACCGTATGCCATTCATTGTTGGCCACGCGTATACCAGTGCTGATGGTGCGCGCCGTGTCGTCGCCGATTGCGCGCACCTCAAGCTCGCCGCCCGCGTCCACCCGCAGCTGCCACAGCGGCAGCGATCCAGTGGTGCGCCACTCCGCCAGGTGGCACGGCACGCCGGCGGACGGCACGCGCACCGACACGTACACGCTCCACTCAGGCCCCCCTGCCGAGTCGAGCACGCTCGCGTACGCCCCGGGATAGTAGGCGGTTGGCAGCCACTCGGGCAGTGGCGCCGACCCGGGGCACGAGTCATCGCCACCCCACACCACTCGCCGCACCCCGGCCGGCGTCGTGCCTGGGACAATGTTGCTGGCGCGCGACGACTCCTCCAGCGGCAGGTAGCCGATGACGTCGGGCAGCGCCAGGTAGTAGCGGCGCAGTGCCGACTCGAGCACCGCCCCCTGTCCGAGGCGGCGCAGCGGGCCAGCGGCGGTCACTGTCACCACCGACTCGTCGTCGACGTCGCCGTACGGCCACACCAGCTCCCACGATCCGATGTGGCCTGCAAACCGCACAGAGCCGTCGACCGTGATCCGCAGTGGGGTGCCGACGACCACGTGCGGCCAGTACTGAGACCTCGTCGAGCCGGGCGTGTAGTGCCCGTGCCCGTTATCGAGCACCACCCGCACCTCGCTGGGCTGGGTCTGGCTCATCTCGTCCTGGCGGCCGCGGGTGATGGACATGGTCTGGCTACGCAGGTCAGCGGTGACGTCAGTCCACACCCACGTCGACGGCGGCATGTCCAGGTCAGCGGCGAAGGCGATCTCGACCTTGGTGACGCTGCGCAGGTCAGGATGGGTCACCGCATGACCCCCGCAAACGCCTGCACGCTACCGCCCCCCTTGGTTCGCACCGCCCGGCGCAGCCACTCGGCCAGCGCCCTGCCCAGTCCGGTCGCGTCGATCACCACCGTGCCGTCCGCCGGGCCGGCCGTCCAGCTCGCCATGGCACTTGTCACGTCGCCGAGCGTTGCTCGCACAGACGGGATTGCGTCCTGCAGGCCACGCTCGAATCCGGCCATTACTGCCTGGCCCGCGGGGCGCAGGATGCGCTCATCTTTCGCCAGTGGACCCTTCCACTTCGGCAGCCGTGAGGTGAGATTCGTCAGGGTGTCTCGCACACCTTGGATGCGCGACACGATCCCGTCGATGAACCCGCCGATGAGCGCTCTTCCCGCGCTCCAGAGTGTGCGGCTGAGGTCGCCGACGGCGCTCTTGGCCCGCTGCGCCAGCCCTTTCAGCCAGTCGCGGGCCGACCGGAAGCGGTCGGTGATTCCGTTGCGTAGTCCCGAAAGCAGGTCCTTACCCTTGCTGTAGAGGGTGCTGGTGAGGCTCCCGACAGCGCTCTTGACTCGGCCGGCGAGGCCCCCGAACCACGACTTGACCGCCTCGTAGCGGTCAACGATTCCGTTGCGTAGTCCCGAAAGCAGGTCCTTACCCTTGCTGTAGAGGGTGCTGGCCACGTTGCCGATAGCCTCGCGCACCTTGCCCGGGATTTCCTTGGCCTGGTCGAGCACATCGCCAACAAAACCGGAGATCTTCTCCCAGGCGGTTTTGAACGCGCCCGATATCGCGCTGCCGATCTTTCCCCAGTCGGTATCGAGAAGTCCTACCACCGGTGCCAGCCACGGAAGCACGTCAGGCAGCACATGGCCATCAGGCCGAACACGAACGCGAGGGCTTCGACCGCTGTGACGATCAGGGCGAGCATTCCCGGCGTGGCCAGCCGCAACACGACTGTCAGCAGTTCGCCGAACAGTGGCATCAGCGGCACCATCGCCACCATCATGTCCGCCAGCGCCACAGCTAGTTCGATGCCAGCCGCGACCAGATCCGGCAGGTACGGCACCAACTCGACGAACGCGGCAACGAGCTTTTCGACAATGGACACGTCGATTGTTACGACTGCGTTGACTAGCGCCATGAACGCGTCCGCCAGATCCGGCAGGGCATCGACGAACTTGTCTGCTATTTGCTTGCCAGTCTCAACGAGCACTGGGATCAGCGGCTCAAACGCCGCGCTCAGCTCGCTCACGGCATCAGCGACCAGCGGCAACATTTGCTCGGCCAGCTGCAACAGCACTGGTAGGACTCGGTCGGCCGCGTTAGCCACCAAGGTGGCCAGTAGCTCTGTGACAGCCTTGATTGGATCGGCGAGCCCTGCCAGGGCACTGGCGGCGATGATCAGTGCCTCGGCCAGTACCACGCCGATGATCGGCAGCAGCGGTGCCAGCGCCTTGAGCACCTCGCCGAGCGCCTCGCCGACTAGCCCTGCTACAGGTGCCAAGTACTCCAGCCCTTCGCCAAGCGACGTCAGGAATGCGGCCACACCCGGTGCCATGCCGACGACCAGATCAGCGATGATCGTCGCTAGTGGGGCGAGCGCTCCAGTGATGGCGTCTACCGCTGGTAGGAGCGCGATGATGGCAGGGGCGAGGCTGGCCAGCGCGGGGCCGAGCGCGTCCGCGAGCCGTTCGAGCACAGGCGCAGCTGCTACCGCGATGTCGCCGATCGCAGCGGCCACTGGTCCGAGCGCGCGCACCACGGCTTGCAGCACGGGCATCAGCGCGTCGCCGATCCGCCCGAGCTCGCCGAAAAGTCGGCCCAGGGATTCCTGGCCGGCAACCGAGTTGATCCACTCGTTGATTCGGTCAAGGAGTCCGAACAGACCTCCGCCCTCGGCCGCGCCTGATGCAGCGAATAGACCTCGGACGATGCCGACAACGTCGCCGACGACCCTGCCGAGCTCGCGGAACGCCTCGATCCCGTCAAGGATCAACGCGCGCAGCTCGCCCGACTCGCGCATCTCGGCGATGCGCTGAGACAGGCCGCCGAGCAGCTCGGCCGCCGGTTCGGTCAGCTCGGCGAAGATGTCGGCGCCAACGACGGTGAGGTTGCGCAGGATGTCGACCAGTGGCGCCAGCGCACTCGTCAGGTTGAGCGTGGCTATGGCGCTGTTGGCCATAATGGACTGCAGGTCGGCGACCGCGTCCGGTGTGGTCAGCCTCCCGAGCGCGGCCTGCACGCTTTGGCCGATTGATGACGCCGTAGCCGTCAGCCCGCTGCGCAGTGCGGGCAGGTGCAGCTCGACCAGCTCCCGCAGCGACTCGCCCAAGCCACGGAGCAGAGAGTCCTGCACCTCAAGCTGCAGGTCCTCGAATGCCGGTCGAATCTCCCGGATCGCCCGGGCGAACTCCTGCGCGCTGGGGGCGAGCTCACTGATGGCCTGCTCGAACTCGTCAGCGTCGCCGGCTACGGCGTCGAGCGCGTCGCCGAGGCCGCCGAGGTCGATGCGGACAGTGGCGAACGCGACCACGGCGCCGGCCAGCGTGCCTGGAAGGGCAAGCGCCGCACCAGATGCGGTCGCCAGTGCCGCCGCAAGCTGGGCGATGAGCGGCAGCGCGCCAGCTATAGCAGCGCCGAGGCCAGCGATCGCCGCCGCACCAGCCGCACCGACCGCAGCCAGACCACCGAGCGCTGCGCTGACCTTCGTCGCCGCCCCCCCGAGCCTGGCCAGGCTCGGCAGCAGCTGGCGCAGCGAGCGCCGGTCGACGTCGACACGAAGCTCGACCGCGCCAGCGGCGGCCTCGGCAGTCTCGGCCATACGCCGGCCGGCGGCCGCCGCCTCAGCGCGGTCGACATCAGGGGTGAGCTGGACTTGGCCGTCGACCCCAACGAGCGCCTGGCGCAGCTCTTTACGCGCAGCTGCGCCGAATCCACGTGCGCTCGGGAGCAGCGACACGTACGCCGAGCCGACCTCGGTGGCCATGTCACCCCCTCGGTCCTAGCTGGGCTAGTAGTGCCCGCACCTCATCCGGGGTGCGATCGGTGTGGCCAATCCGGCGCTCACGCCTGGATTCGCGTTGCAGCAGCGGCGACATCGGCTTGGGACGGTTGCGGTCGCGCTGCCCGTCCTTGGATCTCTGCCAGTTGGCGATGGCCAGCTGGTCGTGGATCAGCGCCAGCAGGTGGTCGGTAAGTGTCCACTCGTCACCACCCAGTGCGCGGTAAGTGCACGACCCGTGCTGGTGCGCCAAGTGCTCGGCGAGACGCTCGGCCAGGCGCAGGCTCAGCGACGAGAGCGTGAGCCCGTGGAGCGCGAGGTCCGCTTCGACTGCATCGCCGTGGTGGTAGAGGACGGCGAGGCCGATTTTCCCGCCTCGATCTCCGAGTGCTCCAGCCAAGCCTTGATGAGCGCGTCGAGCGCGTACGCGGGCAGGTTGAGCACCACGTCGGCCGTGTCGGGTGCGACCTCACGCAGCACCGCCTCTAGGTCGCCCTCCATGGCGGCGAGAGCCTGGCGGGTGGTGAGCTGCCTGATGTGCGGCAGCTGGTAGACCTCGCCGTCGACGCCCTCAAACTCAAACTGCGGCAGGTCGGCGTCGTCGACGATCGCGCGAAGGCTGAACATGCGCGGACTCCCTGGTGGACATGCGCGGACGGACATTGACCCGGCGGTGTGCGAGTCCGCGCTCCCGCACACCGCCGGGAGTCTCAGCTGTACGACCAGGCCGGGTCGTTGCTGTACTTGACGCACAGCAGCCCGTTTTCGTCCGGGTAGCAGGTGATCGTGATCTGGTATCCGACCGCGTCGGACGACCCGTAGGTCACCTCGCCCCGACTGGTGATCTCCCCGTTGCCGATGTCGATCCGCATCACCTTGGCGCCGTCCACGACGTTGAGCGCGAATTGACGGCGGGCGATCTCCGGCGTGGGAACCTCAAGCTTCCAGCCGGTAGCGCCGTCGCTCTCGATGGTCGCGCCAGGGTGGAACAGCTCCAGGACCGACCCCTTGGTCTCGATCAGCGTGCAGGACAGGGTCATCAGGCTCGCGGTGCGCACCGCGCGGACGATTGTCGAGTTCTGCCAGGCGACGATGTTGTCCACACTGTCCTCGTGCGCCTCGGTGACGCCGTCCTCGGACACGTAGCCGAGACCGACGTACGCGCCGTCGAGCGAGTCGGTCGCCGACGCCGGCCGGCTCGTGCCGATCGGCGCAACAAACAGTTCACCGGTGATGCCCACCTTGACGTTGGCTGCGTTGAGTGCCATGTGATCCTCCGTGCGTATGGTTAGGCGATTGCGTCGTCGGCGCGCACGTCCAGCGCGTACGTCGCCCAGATTCGCGGCGACCCTGTCTCCGGGTCGTCGAACGACCGCGGCCCCAGGATTTCGTCCACCCGGTACACCGGCATGCCAAGCAGCGTCGTGCCAGCGAGCGCGTGGATGCTGCGTCGCAGCAGGTCGGCGAGCTGCCACGCTACCGGGTCAGTCTGCGCCCACGCCCAAACATCCACGTGTGGACGGTCACGCACCGGCCGCAGCTGCGTACCGCCGATCCGGCGGATCTGCACCCACTCGGCCGGCCGCGGATCAGGCACACGCGACGCCACCGGCGTCGCCATGATTGGCAGCAGATATGCGCGCAGCATCGCCACGATGTCCGGGTACACCTCAGCCTCCGGCAGACAGCGCCGACCCGAGCGGCCGCCGGTCGGCCTCAATCGGCAGCGCACCAGGATGGTCGGCGTAGACCACCACCCGCGACCGCACCCGCCGATCGGGCACGGTCTCCGCAGACACGGTCACCTCCACCTGACCCTGGTGCGGCGGTTTGGCCGTGTAGATGGTGCGCGCTGCCTCGGCTACCCGCTCGCCGCGAGCTGCCAGATCGGCCAGCACGCCAGGGGCAGCGAGCAGATCGCGGATGCCGTCGCGGTGCGCCTGGAACCGGACCAGCGCCACTAGTCACCCTCGTACTCGACGTGCATCCTCAGCTCGGTGACGTAGAGGGTGGCCGTCACACGCACCGCAGCGTGCGGCCCCATCTCGTGGACCTGGATGGTGCTGTCGAACGGGACCATCAGCGATTGGCCGTTAAGGCGCACCTCGTTGGGCGTGACGGCCTGCTCGCCGAGGCTCCCCGTCGGCTTGCCCTTGCGGCGCTCGACGATCTCAAGGACGGTCTTTTCCATTGCGCGGACTCCTTATCCTTCTACGACACGTAGATTCGCTTCCAAGTGGTGGTAGCCCTGACTCGGGGTGTACAGCGGCGCCGGCGGACCATCCACCTCCCACGTCACCCCTGGCATGTCGGACCACTCGATGCGGTCGCGGCCGTGAATGTCGCGATGGTTGGTGACGAGCAACCACCGCTGTACGAGCGGGTCGCGGCCGTCCGCCAGCGGCTCGCTGCGGTGGTCTTGCTGTAGCCAGGCTCTGACCTGTGTGCGGGTCGCCCCGGCCCCGTAGTCCAGCACGGTGTTGCCGTGAGAGTCGGTCGACGCCGCCGGCCGTACCACGGTCACCGTGTGCGGCAGCAGATGCGCAGGGATCATGGCCGCACCTGCACGGTCGTAGCCGTGCGCCGGTAGCGCGCCAGCGCCGCCCGGTCAGCATCCGTCAGCCTCACCACCGCGCCGGTTGTGCCGGTACCCTGCTGCATCTGGTAGTTGTACTGGCCGATCCGCTCCGAAACGAGGCCCTCCACCATGGATGGCGAGAGGAGCACGCGCAGTGCCATGCCGCACACCACCGCTACCACCTCAGGTGGCGGCGAAGCGTGCCCGTGCGAGTACGTGACCCGATAGGCGCCAACGGGCCAGCCGACATCGGACCACCGCTCAGGCAGGGTGAGCCACACGCTCGTCTCCGGCGGCCAGATGTCCACCTTGTCGGCGCCGTCCCACGCCCACGTGCCCACCGGCAGTGTCAGATCGGGCACGACACCACCGCCGAGCGCCTCCACCTTCACCACGGCTGTCACCGGCCGCTGCGGCAGCCGCAGCACCGTACCCACCGGGCGCAGCACCACCTCGTCGTCGGCGACGTGGTCGAACTCTTGGCGCGTGTAGGCGCGCACCAGCGCGGACGCGTCAGCGATCAGCGCGGTAGCGCGCGTCATTTCCTCAGTGGACAGACACCGGCCCAGCCTCGCCGCGAGGTCATCTGGAGTCGCCAAGTCAGCCACCGATCACCTCCGGGTCGTAGCCGAGACTTTCGGTCAGCCACCGCGCACCCCGTGCGAGGCCGGCCTCATGCGCGTCCCACGACGGCGTCCACGGCCTCAG